CGCCCCCGCCTTACTTTTTATCAAAAAAACACTAAAAATTTCATTAGGATAGTACATTTTTATCAACGAAATGCATATTTGTGTTGATCATTAATATGAACATAACTAATATTATTACAGAAGCAGCACGGCGCTGTAGGTTTTAGTTCCGCCACCCGGCGTTAAAGGGAGAGATAAAATGGTGCATTACGAAGTAGTTCAGTATTTGATGGATTGTTGCGGTATCACTTACAGCCAAGCTGTACAGGCTCTACGCAGCAACGACTGGGATCTCTGGCAGGCAGAAGCCGCTATATGCAGCAACAAGATGTGAGATTCGCAAAATGCAAAAAATCGACCTCGGCAACAACGAATCCCTAGTGTGTGGCGTGTTCCCCAACCAGGATGGAACGTTCACCGCCATGACGTATACCAAAAGCNNGGTATAGCCGAGGCCACCAAAGCCCGGAGGTGGTGAAATAAAACCGGGCATAACACGAAGGCGCATTTCCGGTATCCATAAAGAGTCGGTCTTGTCTGTCAAATTTAAATGGTGGGAGTGCGCCTCCGGTTGTGAATAACAACACTGCTGTGTGTAGTCTTGGCGGCATCAGTTTTTTCTTGAAGTTCGACTGATGTCCGCCCTTTTTAAAGTGAATTTTGTGATGCGGTGAATGCGGCTAAGCGCACGCGGAACAGTTAAAAAGCTATTGTCCTTCGTAGCAGAGTTATGGGTGAAATATCCGGCGTTAATTGTTAACTGGTTAACGTCACCTGGAGGCACCAGGCACCGCATCAACAAAGTTCACTTCGGTGATGAAAGGTGAGAGAAAATGTTGAATGTAGCTATTGAAAACCAGAACGGGTGGAATTATAGTGCACCTGCACCTTATAAAACGGGTGCCGGGCGTGGAAACCCGATGATGATTACCGCGCATAACCGCGCTCAGGCGGTTTTTTTATGCGTAATGCACAGCCACATTCAGATTATGGTGGGGCGTGCAGGGCAGCCGCAAAGCTGGCCGGTTTCGGTAGTCGCCGGTATTTCCACCCCTGTACGTCTCACCACCCTTATGGTCGTGGAAAACCTTGGTGGTGAGTTATTTAAACTGACTATCGAGGCTGTCATTATGACTACTATCCCTACCCTTTCTCACCCTGACGTAACCATCGAAAACGGTCGCGCTGTAACTACATCCATTGCGATCGCAGAGTTTTTTGGCAAGCAACATCATCATGTTGTCCAAAAAATAGAATCCCTCGAATGCTCTGAATATTTTTTAACCAGCAACTTTTCGCGGGTTAAATTCGAACATCGCGGCAATTCCTATAATGCCTACCAGATCACCAAAAACGGCTTCGTTTTCCTGGTGATGGGCTTCACTGGCAAAAAAGCCGCTGCATTCAAAGAGGCCTACATCGCTGAGTTCGACCGCATGGAAGCAGAACTACGCCAGAATAATACCACTCCCACAAACAAAATCATTCCGGGCGATGGGCGCACTCTGGTTGTTCGCTTCGACAAATTCGGCAACGTCGAATTCACTGAAACCGTTCCTGATGACGCTCTCGTCTGTACCCTAGACACTTTCCGCCTTTATCTGGAGAAACAGGGCTGGACTCTTGTAAACCGAAGCGCAATTAAAAACATGACCGTCGAGCAGTTGCTGAGTATTAAATAGTTTTCTGGAATTTTCTTAATACGACAAATTTATTAAGGAGATAATTATGATTGCTCATCACTTCGGAACCGATGAAATACCACGCCAGTGCGTGACTCCTGGCGATTATGTTCTTCATGAAGGCCGGACATATATTGCCTCGGCAAACAATATTAAAAAGCGAAAACTTTATATTCGTAGCCTAACTACAAAAACATGCATTACTGACTGCATGATTAAAGTCTTCCTCGGTCGTGATGGTTTACCTGTAAAGGCGGAGTCATGGTGACGACTAAGAAAATAAAATGTGCTTACCACCTTTGCAAAAAAGACGTTGAAGAAAGCAAAACTATAGAAAGAATGCTTCACTTCATGCACGGGACTTTATCAAAAGACGAACCGAGAAAATATTGCAGTGAAGCTTGTGCCGAAAAAGACCAGATGGCACACGAACTTTAATTAATTGACTATTCGAAACTGAATTTATGCCAGAAATGGCAGGGATTCGCTCAACCTTAATTCAGGAGAAAAACATGATTACCAATTATGAAACCACTGTTGTAACTACCGATGACATTGTTCACGAGGTGAATCTGGAAGGAAAGCGCATTGGCTACGTAATTAAAACAAAAAATAAAGAAACCCCATTCACTGTGGTTGATATCGATGGTCCATCAGGCAACGTAAAAACACTTGATGAAGGTGTCACAAAAATGTGCCTGGTTCACATCGGAAAGAATCTGCCCGCAGAAAAAAAAGCCGGATTTCTGGCAACTCTGATTGCAATGAAATTAAACGGTGAAATCTGAAAGAAATAGCCTGCGTATGGCGCAGGCTATGAACAGTGTGTATCCGGCAAGATCATTCACTGAACAAAACGAATTTTAATCTGAGTTGAGGTTAAAAAACAATGAGCACAAAACCACTCTTCCTTTTACGGAAAGCGAAAAAATCATCCGGTGAGCCTGACGTCGTCCTGTGGGCAAGCGACGATTTTGAATCAACCTGTGCCACTCTGGACTACCTGATCGTTAAGTCAGGTAAAAAACTGAGCAACTATTTTAAAGCTGTTGCCACGAATTTTCCTGTCGTTAATGACCTGCCCCCTGAAGGTGAGATCGATTTTACCTGGAGTGAACGCTATCAACTCAGCAAAGACTCCATGACCTGGGAACTAAAACCGGGAGCAGCACCAGACGACGTTCACCACCAGGATAATGCTCAGGAAACCAAAGAACTGGCGGGAGGCCTGGAAGAAAACGCGCAGGCAGACGCCCACGGGGATTGCCAGGATTGCGAAGTCTCTGTAGCCACTTTGCGGTTCACACAGCGTCTTCTGCACATTTTTACGTATGCGGCCGGGGATCGGAAATACCTGCATCATGCCACCCGTAAACAACGCGAACACATTACCGCTCTTGAGATGGATCAGGAAAACAGCTATGTCCAGAATCTGCTGTTGGCCATACGCGGCATGGCAGAACCGACAACTCTGGATAATGCCGCCCTGCTCCGCCTGACTGATGCAATTAAGGCAGTTTTCTCTATCACGAAAAAACATCAGCCCTATGAATTTAAGAATTTCATTTCAGCCTGGCTGGACACCGAACACATTGATCGCGGTCTTCTAACAAAAGAATGGCGAAAAGGGAATCGTGTTTCACGCATCACTCGCACAGATTCCGGTGCTAATGCAGGCGGCGGGAACCTTACCGATCGCGGCGAAGGTTTCGTTCATGATCAGGCGTCGCTGGCCCGCGACGTAGCCACTGGCATTCTGGCCCGTTCAATGGACGTGGACATCTATAACCTTCATCCGGCACACGCTAAACGCATTGAGGAAATTATCGCTGAAAATAAACCGCCCTTTTCTGTTTTCCGCGACAAATTCATCACCATGCCTGGCGGGCTGGATTATTCCCGCGCCATCGTGGTTGCGTCCGTGAAAGAAGCACCAATTGGGATCGAGGTCATCCCCGCGCACGTCACTGAATATCTGAACAAAGTACTGACTGAAACTGATCATGCCAACCCTGATCCGGAAATCGTGGATATTGCCTGCGGTCGTTCCTCTGCCCCGATGCCGCAGCGTGTAACAGAAGAAGAAAAACAGGATGATGAAGAAAAACCGCAACCATATTGCGCAATGGCAGATGAACAGGCAACGGCTGAAACAGTGGAACCGGATGCAACTGAACATCATCAGGACACGCAGCCGCTGGATGCTCAGTCACAGGTAAATTCTGTTGATGAAAAATATCAGAAACTGCGGGCAGAACTCCATGAAACACGGAAAAACATTCCGCCCAAAAATCCTGTCGATGCAGACAAATTACTGGCTGCTTCGCGTGGTGAGTTCGTTGAAGGGATTAGCGACCCGAACGATCCGAAATGGGTAAAGGGGATCCAGACTCGCGACTCTGTGTACCAGAACCAGCCAGAAACGGAACAAAACACGCCAGAAACTGTAAAAACCAGCCCGGATGTGAAACAACCTGAACCAGTAGTGCAACAGAAACCGGAAATAGTCTGCAATGCCTGCGGTCAGACTGGCGGGGATAACTGCCCTGACTGTGGTGCGGTGATGGGCGACGCAACGTATCAGGAAACCTTTAATGAAGAAAATCTGGATGAATCTCAGGAAAAAGAGCCGGAGGAAATGGAAGGCCCTGAACATCCGCACAATGAGAATGCTGGCAGCGATCTGCATCGCGATTGCAGTGATGAAACTGGCGAAGTCGCAGATCCCGTAATCGCAGGAGACATAGAGCCTGGTATTTATTACGGAATTTCGAATGAGAATTACCACGCGGGTCCCGGTGTCAGTAAGTCTCAGCTCGACGACATTACTGATACTCCGGCGCTGTATTTGTGGCGTAAAAATGCCCCTGTGGACACCACAAAGACAAAAACGCTCGATTTAGGAACCGCTTTCCACTGCCGTGTACTTGAACCGGAAGAATTCAGTAACCGCTTTATCGTAGCACCTGAATTTAACCGCCGTACAAACGCCGGAAAAGAAGAAGAGAAAGCGTTTCTGATGGAATGCGCAAGCACAGGAAAAACGGTTATCACTGCCGAAGAAGGCCGGAAAATTGAACTCATGTATCAGAGCGTTATGGCTTTGCCGCTGGGTCAATGGCTTGTGGAAAGCGCCGGACACGCTGAATCATCAATTTACTGGGAAGATCCGGAAACAGGAATTTTGTGTCGGTGCCGTCCGGACAAAATTATTCCTGAATTTCACTGGATCATGGACGTGAAAACCACAGCGGATATTCAACGATTCAAAACGGCTTATTACGACTACCGCTATCACGTTCAGGATGCATTCTACAGTGACGGTTATGAAGCACAGTTTGGTGTGCTGCCAACTTTCGTTTTTCTGGTTGCCAGCACAACTGTTGAATGCGGACGTTATCCGGTTGAGATTTTCATGATGGGCGAAGAAGCAAAACTGGCAGGCCAGCAGGAATATCACCGCAATCTGAGGACCCTGGCTGACTGCCTCAATACCGATGAATGGCCAGCTATTAAGACGTTATCACTGCCCCGCTGGGCTAAGGAATATGCAAATGACTAAGCAACCACCAATCGCAAAAGCCGATCTGCAAAAAACTCAGGGAAACCGTGCACCAGCAGCAGTTAAAAATAACGACGTGATTAGTTTTATTAACCAGCCATCAATGAAAGAGCAACTGGCAGCAGCTCTTCCACGCCATATGACGGCTGAACGTATGATCCGTATCGCCACCACAGAAATTCGTAACGTTCCAGCGTTAGGAAACTGTGACACTATGAGTTTTGTCAGTGCAATCGTACAGTGTTCACAGCTCGGCCTTGAGCCAGGTAGCGCCCTTGGCCACGCATATTTACTGCCTTTTGGTAATAAAAACGAAAAGAGCGGTAAAAAGAACGTTCAGCTAATCATTGGCTATCGCGGCATGATTGATCTGGCTCGCCGTTCTGGTCAAATCGCCAGCCTGTCAGCCCGTGTTGTCCGTGAAGGTGACGAGTTTAGCTTCGAATTTGGCCTTGATGAAAAGTTAATACACCGCCCGGGAGAAAACGAAGATGCNNACCCACGTCTATGCTGTCGCAAGACTGAAAGACGGAGGGACTCAGTTTGAAGTTATGACGCGCAAACAGATTGAACTGGTGCGCAGCCAGAGTAAGGCAGGTAATAACGGGCCGTGGGTAACTCACTGGGAAGAAATGGCAAAAAAAACGGCTATTCGTCGCCTGTTTAAATACCTGCCTGTCTCAATTGAAATCCAGCGTGCAGTATCAATGGATGAAAAGGAACCACTGACAATCGATCCGGCAGACTCCTCTGTATTAACCGGGGAATACAGTGTAATCGATAATTCAGAAGAATAATTCAGCCAGGCGGTGTAATGCACCGCCAACGTGAGATAGTTTTTATGACAAAAACTTTGAGATATGACGATGTTAAACCATGTCCGTTTTGTGGTTGTCCATCAGTAACGGTGAAAGACATTTCATGATATTACCGGGCAAAATGCAACGGATGCGAATCCCGAACTGGCTATGGTGGAAGTGAAAAAGAAGCGCTCGAAAGATGGGATAAACGAACCACTGAAAATATTAATGGAGGCGTTCATGTATAAAATTACCGCTACAATTGAAAAGGAAGGTGGCACTCCTACTAACTGGACAAGATATTCAAAATCTAAACTAACGAAATCAGAATGCGAAAAAATGCTCTCAGGTAAAAAAGAAGCAGGCGTTTCCAGAGAGCAGAAAGTAAAACTGATAAATTTTAATTGCGAGAAACTTCAGTCCTCGTGAATTGCATTGTATTCAAATTAAAACTTCATAGCTGATTATTAATAATCAACATCAGGCGTCAATTTCAGTCTAACATTGGCG